TTTCTTTTTATCTTTAGTATCTACACTGACAGTAAAGTCTGAATCTATTGTTTCATCAAATACTGCATTACAACTATGTAACTCTGTGAAAGATACTGAACTACGATAGTAAATATTATTCACCATTGATATATTGGAAGGTACATCATATCGCATACTTGATCCATCAGCATGTAAACTGAGATTCTCTATCGAATCATAAACTAACCCTGTAGCCTCCATAATAGACTGATTAATAAAGTCGTGTATTTTTGTAGGCGTATAAGGCTCACTCCATAATTCATATTCATCACTACTAGCTACTGTGAAGCTAGCATTTTGTTGAAACTGAATAGTATTATTACTAGCTGTATAATCATTAACATATTGTGTGGTTTGAGAACTGTCACTAGCATCAGTAACTAAGGCTAGTTTACCAATATACTCATCATCTCCACCTCTAAAAGTATTAACATCTATCAGGGTATTGTTAGTACCCCCTGTAGCTGTTCCTACTTTCAAAGCACCTAGTCTATAACCTATAGATTGCCTAAGTTGTTTCCTTGTCCTTGCTTGTATCGGCATTATTAATCTCCTGCAATTTTATTACAGTTCTTTTTAAAGCTGATACTTGTAGCTTGAGATTAGTGTTTGTAGCTATCTCTACTCTAAGTAACTCAGCATAATCATCTTGTGTAATATTAATTTCAGTATTATTTGCGACCATTATGTACCTCTATAATATATCCTGTTATTCGTACTCTCTTTTCGCTTAGAATTATAAACCCTAAACTCCTCTATCTGTCTGCCTATTTCTTTTCTTTGATCCTCTGTAGGTTTCTTCGTATCATTAAAACCCTTACATTCCAGAAGAAAATTCTCCAATGCTTGAGCTGCCATATCCTCAACATGATCCCTGGACACTTCAGGGTCAGCAGGTATTTTAACCATTTGCCTTCTGTCTGTCACAGGATCATAAAACTGGAACGTATGGATAACTATGGACACTCCTGATTCACTATTATAACCAGCGAGTTCTTCACCAATATAAGTAGAGCCCTGAGGTGTCCATAGTTCAACCATTTTCTTACTGCCTAATGTTTAACATACACCATTGGTTGTCTGAGTCTACCGCAGGTATACCCATTGCAGTACCAATGTTAACAATGTCTGCTTCATCGGAGTAATCAGTTCTTTCTGCTTCTCCATCTTCACCGCTTGCCTGTGACCATGTTATTGCGTCACCAACAACACCTACCTGTGCCCCTAATCTTACAGAACATGGCCCTGCTGTCTGTACCCAACAGAAATAATCTGCTGTTACAGGTATAACAGTTACACCAACAACTCCAGTAGTCATAGTTCCATCACCATCAATGATCTTGATGTCTTTGTAAGGACTGTACATCAATCCAAACAAAGAAGATGTGGTTAACGCTGTTCTGAGTCCATCTGGTTCGTCAATAGTAATTGATAAGCCAGTTGCACCAGATACCGCAGTATTAGACTTAACCCTGTAAGTTTCACCTTGTCCTGGGCCATCGTTAAAATAAAGATATCCATCTTTATACTGGTCTTTAGTAGTAGTAAGAGAAGTGCCACTAGTAAACGTAGTATTCCCTGCTGACGTAGCAGCGGCTGCTACATCCATGTCGTGAGCTGCAACTGCAGCAATACCATCTACTAAGTAACCACCATGAGTAATAGCTGTACCGCTATTTTCAGCATAGTAAAACACTCTACCATCTGGGGTAGTTGCTCTTGTACCTAGCTTCTGTTTTTGCTCAGAAGTCTCTACTTTTTCTTGTCCATAAGACAAATTTATTGTTAATGGAAATGCCATTTCAAACCTCCTTCAAGGTTATTTATTTAAGCAGGTTCAAAGCCCTGCGATAAACCGATGTTGTTTTTAAAGGACTCTGGAAGGCTCGGTCTATCTTTACACCTTCCAGAACCCTATTAAACTACTGTGTTTCGTGTACCTTGCGTCTGTGTGACTTCATCTTTGGTGCTAAACCAAAGGCTGTCTTAGCCTCACCAACGTAATCACATAAGTTACAAGCCTCAGTAACCATGTCTGGCTTCTCGGCTAGCTTCTTAAAAGATTCAGCACACCATCTACAACTACAATCAGGCCCAGGTTTCCATGTAAACAAACCTATCCTAGCCTTCTTTTGCACATAGTCAGGATTACCAGGTACATTATCCATGTAAGTACCTACTTCATCCATGATCTCACCTTCTACATTATATGAAGCTTTATGCCTATACAATCTAGTTTTAGGAGTCCATTCGTCTATGTATTTTAAAGAATAACCTAAACCAGCTAATTCTTCTTTTAACTTGTTTCGTTCAGTTATGTTTGTTGACATGATTTACCCCTGCCTAAGTTTAGTTATTAGTTGCCAAAGCAGCTACATCAAAAGTAACACCAGCACCTCTGGAATCATCTAATTCAAAAACTCCATAATCGGCTGTCATAACTACTTCAGTTGCCCGAAGCGATGCATCTCTTTGTCGTTCAGTTCTGGTATCTACGCTACTTAATGTAGCCATAGCACCTTTATCAGCTATTACACCAATACCATCACCAGAACTATCTTCTGTAATGTTTCCATCTTCAAAGATAGCTACGTTATTCATTGGTCGTAATCCACTCCAGAAACTACTGAGTAAGTCTTGCGACCAACCTTCAGGTATAGGAGATGACCCTGATGAAGCTGCAACTGCTGACTCTTTTGAAAGGTAAGCTACTGCGTTTGGATGATGCAATATATATAACTGCGATCCAAAGTTATTAGCTTTCGCATAAGCGATAATACCCTGTACGTTAGAAGCTTTCATAAACTTAGTAGCAGCACCTAATTTAGTACCACCATTTAAGTTTGTATATAAAGCAAGAACGTCTTTGTCCTTCTTTCGAGCCATACCATCACCAAGCTGTCTCCCAATAATTGAGAAAACATTTGGTGCTGACTGTCGTACTAACTTGTCAGTCAATACTACTTTAGCTCCAACTTCTGCTGCTGTTAAGTCAACAGTAGACATTCCGATATCTTCTTCATCAATGATGTCTTGTCCGTCAACCAAATCAGACATTGTCATCTGTCCAACTTTAGGAACGGTTACCTGCTTTGCACCTTTAGGCAGACTAAACTGCTCTGTAAGTGCCATAGCTGGTGCGTTATGCTCCTCAGTATATCGAGCAGCACTAATTATTATTTTCTGGGCATTTTCTAAACTCCCAGTTGTGGCTGTCTGAGCCATGATTTACCTCGCTTGTTATTATTTAAATTATTTATATCAACCTAAACCAGCAGCCCTTCGTGCTGCCGCTGATGCTTGTTCAGAACGATCACCTTGATTGTACTTTTCAAGCCACCTATCCTCATCATTAGAAGCAGCAGGCGTACTTTGACTGTCATCAAAGTCCTGCGAAGGAACCAACTGTGCCCTCAGCCTAGTTAATTCTGCATCCTTGTCTCTATCAGACTTGATGCGTTTCGCAGCTTCTTCCATGCTTTCAGGAGTGGTGTGTTTACGCAACTCAGATAAGTCTGCTAATTGCAGACTATATGTTTTAGCAAAATGTTCTGCTGCATTGGCTTGACCCTGTACGAATCTTTCCCTTTGCAGACTGTCTTGCTGAATTTTAGATATATTGCTCTGGGTAGCAGCCCAATCTTCAGCTAATTGAGTTGCCTGTTCTGGCAAATAGCCAGCACCCTCTAGTTGAGTTCTATATGTTTCTTTCTGCTGTATCAACTCTGATTGCTGCTGTTGAGCTCTATACTGTGTATTTTGTTGCTCAATTTCCTGTATACGCTTTTCCAAATCATCAGTTGGCGGTGGCATTACAGGAGCCTCAGCAGCAGGCGGAGGTGACTCAGCAGGTGGCGTAGCAACATCATCTGCTACAGGAGTCTCAGTTGAAGAAGCTGTCTCTGGTGTCTCCACCGAATTTGTTTCAACAGTTTCCCCAGGTGGTGTATCTACACCTGTGAACTCCTCAGTTATGTCCGTAGTTGTATTAACTGAATCTTGTGTATTTCCTTGTGGTTCTTCTGCCTTATTTACCATGATATACCTCTATGTTTAAAATTAATTATTACCATTATACAATACATTTATCCATATAACTTAGCGAAGAAAGATCTGCCTTCCCTTGTTACTGGACTTCTATAATAATCCTCACCATGCCAAAAAATCAACGTGGTTTCTAAAATAGCCTTGTTATCATTTTGCAAAGCATCTTGAATTATCATGTTTCTCCTCATTGCTTTTCGCCTACTGACCATAGCCTTTATGTACCTGTTAGCATTTCTCAATCTCTCTTTTGTAATATTATCTGCATTCAAATACTCGTTCCACATATTCTGAAACTTTTCAACATCCTGTTGTAAGCCAGGATATAAATCAACAACATTCCTGCCAACATTCCAGTAAGCAGACATAAGCCTCCTTGCCTGAATATAGCTTTTCACAGTATCAGAATCATTAGCCTCTCTTCTTCTAATAAAATTAGCATAAACATCATTACCTCTAGCCTCAGAAGAAATCCTTGCAGCTTCTGCATATTCATCCAGAGCCTGAAAATACTGCCCCCATTCAACATTAGTAGGATCATCACTAGGTGGCTCAATAGCATAATACCCAGCAAGTAATACATCTGCAGCATCCCTCATGTCAGCAACATTACCAGCTATTGTATTTATAGACTGATAATAAGCCTCTCTAGCCTCTTTAGGCTGTGCATAGATAGAACCTGGATATTGTTCAGACAGCTTATCAACATCATGCCTGTATAGTTTCCAGTTATCAGAACGACTCTCTATCCATTCTTTAGGAGTCATTCCTTTTCCTCTACCCTGAGATACAAACAAACTTAACTTCTCATCATCTTTGTCCTGTTTAAACTTTATTGCCTGTCTGTCTTTAGCAGCTTGTCTTCCTGCTTCATAAGTGGCTTCTTGGTCTATTTCAGGATATAACTTCTGAGTCTCAGACCTAGCTATCTCTCTTAATCCACCACCTCTTTGAGGATAGTAAGATCGCTTTAAAGCATCAAAAATAAAAGTGGCTGACTCGGCCTCTTTCATTTCCTTCTGAAATTCTTCATAATCTTCTTCAGATAAAGCTGCTATAAACTCCTTACGTTCAGTAGGTGTCATGTCCTCCCTAAACTCCCTGACATTCTCTTCCATAGATCTGGGCTCTATACCAC